TTATCGGAGAAGTATAATAAACTATTAGAGGACGCAAAGAGCACATTTTATAAAATGTGTGACGGATTTGTTGGCGAAGATATATGGGCATATAAGAAACAAAATCCTAATCACAAACTAGATGATCCTATAAATATCGGTAGTCCAACACAGATTGCAATCCTTTTGTACGATATTATGAAGATTGAACCTCCTGATCCTAAGAGTCCTAGAGGTACAGGAGAAGCTATTTTACAAAAGATTGATAATCCTATTGCGAAAGCAATTTTAGATTATCGTGAAATGTCAAAATTGGTGTCTACCTATATTGATAAACTTCCTAGCTGTGTAAATCCTAAAGACGGAAGAATACATTGTAGTTTTAATCAGTACGGAGCAGATACAGGAAGATTCAGTTCTTCTGACCCGAATCTTCAGAACATTCCGAGTCATAATAAAGATATTAGAAAGATGTTTGTAGCTACAAATGAGGAAAAGTTAGTATCAACAGATACACAACAATTTGTAGTAGATAGATGGTGTGAAGTAGAGTGTGCTGACGAATGGAAATATGCTGATAAAATTATTGTGGGTGATGAATTGTTACTTGATGATGGTTCGTGTGTTAGTGTTGCAAGTGTTGATGTTCAGCAAAATAAAGTTTTTATTGAATTTAGGTGATGTTAATGGTTGTACATTGTTTATTTGAACAGAGTGGTACATTTAAGAATGAGTTTAAAAAATTTGGTATAGAAGCATTTGATTATGATATTTTAAACGATTTTGGTCAAACTGATTATCAACTTGACTTGTTTAAGGAAATCAGGGGGGGGGTATGATAGTCAACCGTCAATCTTTGACAATGTAAATAGCGATGATTTGATAATTGCGTTTTTCCCATGTGTTCGATTCTGTCATCAAATAAGATTGGCTTTTCAAGGAAATAATGCCGGTTATAAAGATTGGTCAATCGAAAGAAAATTGGAGCGTGACAGAGAATTATTTGCAGAATTAGCAGAATATTATGATTTAGTAACAAAGTTGGTATTGATTTGTTTAAAGCGTGGTTTAAAGTTAATTATTGAAAATCCAAAAAGCACTACACATATATTAACAGATTATTGGGCATTGAAACCAAAAATAATAGATGCAGATAGAAGTCGTAAAGGTGATTATTATAAAAAGCCTACTCAATATTGGTTTATAAATTGTGAACCAAAACATAATTTTATTTTCTCTGCGCCTAATTATAAGAATAAAAAGCGTGAGAACATAAGTCATAATACAACTGTTAATCGAAGCATGATACATCCAGATTATGCAAATAGATTTATTCGTGAATATATATTGTAAGTAGGACTTTACATGATAAGTTATCTTATTGACAATAATCATATATCGTGATAGAATAATATCAGGAGGTGATTATATGTTAATTTATAAGATAACAAATACGGTAAATGGAAAGATATATGTTGGTCAAACTGTTAGAACATTAGAAGAACGTAAATGGCAACACATAAATATTGCAAAGAAAGGCCATAAAAATCATCTTTATAATGCTATGCGAAAGTATGGTATTGAGAATTTCAAATTTGAAAAGATTTGTGATGTTGACAATATAGAAGATTTGAATATTCTGGAACGATATTATATAGCAAAGTATAACTGTATTAAAGATGGTTATAATATGGTTGATGGCGGTGATAATAATATAATGTTTGTTGATAGTGTGAAAAAGAAACACGCAGAACGTATGAGAAGTAAGGAAACACGTTCTAAAATTTCACAGTCAATGAAACAGTACAGAAAAGAAAATCCATTTACAGAAGAGCATAAAAGAAAACTGTCTGAAAAAGCAAAGGGAAATCATAATTTTGGTACAGGAGACACACGTTCTATAGGTTGTTATTGCATTACATCAAATGGGGACAGATTTGATTTTCATTCTTATAGAGATGCGTGGAATTGGTGGAAATCTATTGAAAATCCTTTTAATACAGATGCAGAATGTGTGTATCAAAGAAAAATAAAACAAAGTATTGAGTTAGGATACTTTACTTATGGCAGAAATAAAATCAAGTATGAGTATCCTAAATGGCACAGAAAGGAGGGTGATGCTAATGAAACGGTCGATTAGGACAAGAAAAAGTTATGTACTTATGTCCAGCGACTATTCTTAGGTCACAGCAAGAACCAAAAGTAATGACACAGATGTGTGGTGACCCGAAGATGATTAAAGCATATCAAGAAGGGAAAGATTTGTATGCAGAAATCGCAGCCTTATCGTTCAATACAAGTTACGAAAACTGCCTTGAGTTCAGAGCCGATGGAACTACTAATCCCGAAGGAAAGGCTCGTAGAAGCCAAGCAAAAAGCATATTACTCGGTGTTCTTTACGGTAGAGGAGTGCCTTCTATTGCTGAACAGTTGGGAACGTCAACTAAGAAAGCCCAAGCAATAAAAGATTCTGTATTTAAAGGATTTCCTGCAATACCGAAGTTTGAACAAGATAGTTTAGATATGGCTTATGAAAAAGGATATGTTACTACATTGTGGGGTAGAAAAAGAAGATTGCCCGATTTACAGTTACCCGAATATGAGTTCAAATGGAAAGATGGAACGCCTCCAGATGATGATTTGCTTGACTTTGGATTTGACGAAAACGAAGCTGATGTGTTACAGATGTCCGGAGTACCAGAAGATATTCAGAATAAGTATATCAGAAGATTAAGACAAGCGTATTTCGGACAGAAAAGAAAAATCTTTGAAGAGGCAAACAAAGAAGGAATCTGGATTGTTGATAACGGAGCAAAAATCGCAGATGCACAAAGACAGTGCGTTAATGCTAGAATCCAAGGGTCAGCCGCAGATATGTCAAAGTTAGCAATGATTTTAGTTGGCAATGATGAAAGACTAAAAGAATTAGGATTCAGACTTCTTATACCTGTACATGATGAATTAATAGCAGAGTGTCCAGAAAAAAATGTAAAAGAATGTTCTGAAAGATTTGCTATGCTTATGAGTAAAGCGGCAGAGAGTGGCTTGAGTATTCCTATTAAGTGTGATGTTGAAATAACAAAAGCCTGGTATGGGGATGAATTATATGTTTGATTTATATTTTGCGGGAGCAAAAAATATATGGGCAGATAATTATTTATTGGAAAATGGTGCGAATCGTTTATGTAGTCAATTAATAGATCGGCGTAATATTGTTGATTGGATTTGTAAAAAAAATGATTCCAGTAAATTATTTATAGACTCTGGTGCATATACGGCATATACTAAAAATGTAAAAATTAATGTTGATGACTACATAAATTATATTAACTCCATAACGAATAAGTGTACTATTTTTGCACAGTTAGATACTATACCAGGACAAATGGGAAAACCAAAAACACAAGAAGAAAGATTGACGGCTCCTAAATTAAGTTGGGAAAATTATTTATATATGCGAAAACATTTAAAAGAACCTCAAAAATTGATTCCAATATTTCATCAAGGTGAGGATTATGTATGGTTAGAAAATATGCTTGAATGGACAGATGAACGGGGAGAACATATATCTTATATAGGAGTGTCACCAGCTGCTGACCTTCCGGGGTTAGAAAATTTTTTAGATCGTAGTTTTGATATAATCGAAAAATCGTCCAATCCCTTGGTAAAAACTCACGCTTTTGGTATGACGCAATTATCTATATTAGAAGTGTATCCGTATACAAGTGCAGATAGTACAAGTTGGAAATTATCCGCAGCTATGGGCTCAATTTATACGCCCTGGGGATTAGTTTATGTAAGTAATCGAGGTGTATTTGATAAATCTTATATACTTAATCAACCTAAGATGGCGCAAGATCGTTTATTTTCCTATATTGAAGGTTGTGGATATACTTTTGAACAAGTTGCAAATTATGATTATGTTAGGTATATTATAAATATAAAATATCTTATGAATTGGGCAAAAAATTATAGGTTTAGAGGGAGGCGAAGAAAAAATAAACTTTTTTGACCATCATAGGTTATTTATAAACGTCGGTTCTTCTACTCATTAACCCGACAAGAATAAAAACAAAGGAGATCAAAATGAATAATTTATTGTTTTTTGTAACAGCTGTGGTAACATTTAGTTTATTAGTTTTTGTGGCAAAAGTTTTTAAAAAAGATGGTATTTATACCTGGATTGGTATGGCTGTAGTTGTTGCTAATGTGTTGGTATGTAAAAGTGTTGATATGTTCGGTTTATCAGCAACATTAGGCAATGTTCTGTTTGGAACTGTATTTTTAGCAACTGATATTTTAACAGAAAAGTATGGAGTTAAATCTGCTCGAAAAGCGGTGTGGATGGGAATAAGCATGGAAATTATAACCATTATTCTCACTCAGATTGCATTATTATTTATTCCTAATGAATTAGATTTTGTTCAAGATAGTATGTTAAATATCTTTGGATTATTTCCTAGGGTTGCTGTAGCTAGTTGTTCCATGTTTGTTTTTTCAAATCAGTTGGATATTTATTTGTTTGAAAAAATTAAACAAAAAACTGGAGGAAGATATTTATTTTTACGGAATAATATTGCAACAATAGTTTCTCAATGTATAGAAAATTATTTATTTTATGTGATTGCATTTTTAGGAATTTATTCCATGTCCGATATTTTATTTATGACATTAACTTGTTGTGTTATTGAGATTATTGTTGCGTTATTAGATACACCCTTTTTATATATTGCTGTTAAAGGAGAATAATTAAATGGGTATGTATGTTGCACAGCCTAAAGCACCGAAAAAGAGAGTGTTTGAGCAGGTTCATACTAGAAAGTTAGACCGGTTGGTAGCACACCATAATATGGAGATTGCAGATTTGAAACACGTTAATAAACATGATTATGTAACGTATCAAACAATGACAGGAATGTTAGTACAAGAGTATCAACCTAGTTATTTTGCAAGACATTGGAGAGAAACTGTAGGAGTGCCCACTATTGATTTAAGGAGAAAATCAAAATGAATGAAGAATTTATTACATTAGCAAAGACTGTGGATTATATGTTAAGTAATGACTATAAGAAGAGGTTCATTGCCGAGTATTGGCAAGTAAGACTCCGTTACGAGAAATTAAAATCAATGCTCGATGATTGGAATAATAACAGATTAAATTTTGAGCCTACGTGTGCGAAACCTATTTATGATATGCAGTTGAAGGCGATGTATGAATATCTTACTGTATTAGAAACAAGAGCAAATTTGGAACAAGTTGAATTATAATATAAAGGAGTATATGCAAATGAAAATCACAATCAAAACTGAAAAACTGAAGGACATGGTGTCTCGTGCTGTAAAGGGTGTTGGTAATAATAAACTTATTCCATTGACAAGTTTGATGGCTATTGAAGTTACAAATAACAGACTCACCCTTATTACAACCGATGCTACAAATTATCTTTATGTTGTGGATGATAAAATAGTAGCGGATGATTTTTATGCTGTTGTGGATGCTAATACATTTTCAAAACTTGTTTCTAAAATGACCTGTGAAAACATTGTGTTGGAAATAAATAAAGAAGCAATTCTTAATGTAAAAGGAAACGGTAATTATAAGATTGAACTTCCGCTTGATGAGAACGGAGAAGCGATCAAGTATCCTGATCCTATTATTAATTTAGATTTATCTAATGCAACAGAGAGTGTGATTAACCGAACTACAGTTCAAGTTATTCTGGAAACAATTAAGCCGGCACTTGCAGTAACACTTGAAAATCCTTGTTATACAGGATATTATGTTGGTGATCACGTTGTAGCAACGGATACATATAAGATTGCAAGTATGAACGTTAAATTGTTTGATACACCTAGACTTGTTAGTCCTGAATTGTTCGATCTGCTGTCTGTTATGACAGAGGAAAAAATCAATGTGTCAATGACTGATACAGATGTAGTTTTCAGTACACCGAGCTGTATTGTATACGGCAAGTTTATGGAAGATATTGAAGATTATGCTATTGATGCGATCACAGATTTGGTAAACACAGAATTTGAAAGTCATTGTTCTGTTCCTAAGAATGCTATTTTACAGTTGTTAGATAGATTGTCTCTGTTTGTTGGACCTTATGATAAGAATGCAGTACATTTAACATTTACAAGAGACGGATTGCAAGTGTCATCTAAAGCCGTGAACGGTGTAGAAATTATAGATTATGTATCCAGTGAGAATTTCAAAGATTTTACTTGTGCTATTGATATTCAGATGTTGACACAGGAAATCAAAGCAATTCAGTCAGATTCAATTACTATCTATTATGGAGTAGATAATTCTATAAAGATGGTAGATGGAAATATAACTATCGTTGTTGCTTTGTTGGAGGATACTGATGTAGAATAGTAGTTGTACAAAGTGCAGATCCATACAATATAATGTGTATGAGTCTGCACTTTTTTCTTGACTTTGCTTATATTATGTAGTATAATATTAGTAAATCAATAAGTGAAGGAGAAAAGATATGTTTGATGGACTTGCGTTTTTGTTTGTAATGTTAGCAATTATGGGATGCGAAAGTTCTTTTACATTTTCTGTGATGTGTTTGTTTTTTGCTGGCGTGATTATTTTGATTAAGGAGATTGTACATGGCGAGAAGTAGTTTGAAGAGTGTATGTCGGCTAATTGATTCTGTAAAAAAGTCGCTTCCACCAGAGCAGGATTTTTTACAGGATTTGAAACGATCTATTGAATTGACGGCAAATAAAGATAGTCGTTTACCTAGTAAAACTTATAAGCCGTCTGGAATGAATTGTATTAGACAATCATATTATCAGATAATGGGAATTGAACCTGATAAGTCTGATGCAAGTTATTCATTAGTCGGTATTTGTAATTCTGGAACAGATATCCATGTTCGTATCCAAACAGCAGTTGAACAGATGAAGGATAACGGCATTGATTGTGAATACATAGATGTTGCGGAATTTGTAAAGCAACGAAATTTGGAATATCTGGATATTATTTCTAAGAGTGGAATGGAGACAAAACTGTATCATAACAAATTGAATATTTCATTCTTATGTGATGGTATCATAAGATATAAAGGACATTATTATATCTTGGAGTTAAAGACGGAGAGTACATATAAATTCATGAATCGACAAGGTGTAGATCCCAGTCATTATCATCAGGGTATCACATATTCATTAGCATTTGGATTAAATGAGGTGCTATTTGTTTACATTAATCGTGATGTGTTGGATATGAAAGCATTTATGTTTAATGTTACCGAAGAAATGAAACTTGATATCATTAGTTATATTGAAGAATGTGATGGCTATGTAAAACGTATGATCACACCACCTAAACCGGAAGATGTAGCTAAGAAAACTTGTTCATATTGTGCGTATAAATCACAATGCAAAAAGGATGGTTAAGCATGAATTTAAATAAAAAAGAACGATTGATAATAAAAGTTTTATTGTACATATCTGTTATAGCTATTATAATATTGATTATAGTTGGATTAAGTAATATTGTATCAGGTGTTCAGGAATTATTCACTAAACAATCGGGAGTACTCGGATGGTAGAGAATAGAGGAAAGAGATTTGAAAAAGTTATACAAACAGCATTTGAAAAAGTTCCTGGCGTGTCTATAGATAGGTTACACGATCAAACTACAGGGTATGTTGGAAGTGCTAATATCTGTGATTTTATCGTATACAAAGAACCTTATGAGTATTATATAGAGTGTAAGTCAGTTCACGGAGCGAGTTTACCATTCAGTAATATCACAGAAACACAATGGAACGGACTGTTACAAAAATCTCAGATAGAAGGTGTATTTGCAGGAGTTATATGTTGGTGGACAGATAAAGATGTAACCAAGTTTATTCCTATACAAGTGTTAGCTTGGTTAGATATGACAGGATATAAAAGTATTCGATACGATACCGGAACTCCAGATAAATATATCGGTGATATTGTAGAAATAAAAGGAAAAAAGAAAAGAGTTTTTTACGATTATGATATGGAGACTTTTTTAGATGAATTGTCGGCGCAAAAATTATAAGAATTTAAATAAGTATCGTGAAACACGTAAAAAGCAAAAACAGCGGTATCGTGATAGGACTGGTTCTGGTTTATACACCCCTAAAAAGTGGGAAGAGTGGGAGGATGAGTTAGTAGTAAAACATGATGTATCTGATAATGAGTTGTCAGTAATTCTGAAAAGGTCTGTACAAGCTATTCAAGTGCGTAGATGGAGACTTGTGAAAAAGGAGAATAAAAAAGATGAAGTTCAATTTAACAGATGAAGAATTGGATGAAATCCATGATATAAAAGATGATGTAGAAGGAAAATCTCATGTATTAGACGAGATAGTGAATGGTATCATCCAGCCATATTGTAAAGATTTAGACAACTATGTGTCCTTTATTAAAGATTGTTTGAAAGATGGTGAAAATCCACCTACTACAGATGAGTTGGATGATTTTTGTCTTAATCTATCTACCTATATTTATTTTGCAGGGGGAATGACAGAACAACTTGGTATTCGTGATGATATAGCAAAGGCAGTGTATAAAGAAATGTATCACACAGCAAGAGCAAGTCAAGATAAGGGAACTGTAGCAGATAAAGATTCACTTGCAGAGTTAGCAAGTCAGGAACAGTTTATAGTGTCTTCATCTTATACAAGAGCCTATAAAACAATGAAATCAAAAGTGGAAAATGCACAAGAACTTTTATCCAGTGTGAAAAAAGTTCTCAGTAGACGTATTCAGGAAATGGAACTTACTAGAATAGGAGGTAGCGGAAAATGATGTTAGGATTTGAAGGTATGATTGGCACATATGAACAAAGAAATGTGGCAAATTTCAAAAATGATGTTTTTGAAATTGATACCAGTCTTGTAACAGATCGTGCTATTCCTTATGAAACAGCTGTTGCCCATAAAAATTTTAGAAACGGTAATTGGATTGTTCTTGGGTGGCGTGAAACAAAAGAAGAGGCACAGAAATTTCACGATGAAATGGTAAAATATTTCTGTGAACATGAAAAAGAGATAACATCCATTAAAGATGTTTGGGAGAATATTGAATATGAAAGGAAGGATGATTGATGTTTATTGAACTTGGTGAACTTGTGTATAAAAATGGAGGATACATAACTTATCCAGTTTGTTGTAATACGGATGAAATCAGTAATATACAAGATTGTGATGGTGGATATGGTCCAGATTATTGTTTAGTTACAATGAAAAATGGAAAACAATATAAGGTTCGAGATAATTATAGAGATATTATGGCTAAATTAAAATAATCTGGAGGATAAAATGACAGGAAACGAATATCAAAAGTTAGCAAGTAGAACAATACCAGAAACATTTAAAAAAGTAGATTGCATTGGTCATGCGCTTCACGGAATGGTCGGGGAGATAGGGGAACTCCATTCAATCTATCAAAAAAGGTATCAAGGACATAAAGAGATTGGGTATGATCATTTTAAAAAAGAGGTTGGAGATTTATTGTGGTTTATTGCCGAGTATTGTACCGGTATGGGCTGGGATTTAGAAGATATTATGCAGTTAAATATAGATAAGTTGAAAAAGAGATATCCTGATGGATTTGACGCAGAACATAGTTTACATAGAGCAAAGGGAGATATTTAATGGAAAGAGTAAACCATCCTAGTCATTACAATATTCCGCATAGAAAAGAATGTATTGTAGAGATGGAAGAAAAGTACGGAATTCAGAAAACAGCTATTTTCTGTTTGCTAAATTCCTATAAGTATTTATATAGAGCTGGAATAAAAGATAAAAATACTTATAATGAAGATATTTGTAAAGCAAAATGGTATTTTGATTGGTGTGAACGAAAACGAAAAGAGAATAAATGGATGTATATTGGCAGTGAGAATTTATATAACGATATTAAGAAGGAGTTAGCAAAGTATGATTAAAGTTGAAAATATTGATATCTGGGGATTTAAACATGCTATCAGAGGTATGGAATTAGAGTTGTTAAAATATCTATTTAATCATTATCAAAATAAAGGTTATCATAAGAACAAATATGGATATGAGTTACATTCAAAACCTTATATAACAGTTGCAACAGAATTTGATG